CAAGACCTAGATGTAAAGTGCGTTGTCCACGTTTCTGATGTGTTCAGCGCCATATAAAGACCACCGTCAGAGGCGACGGCATTTGATTTCGTTCCGCTAAATGTAGATGGATAATCGAGAAAGAGAAAATAATTCGGCGGCTGATTTACCGTAGCCGTGACATTATTTTCGGTTCCGTAATTACCGCCAATATCAACACCAGCGATCCAGTAAGTGTATGACCCGGCTGCTGTCTCAAACAAAGTTGCGAACGTAGCATTGGCAACCCTGCCCACTACCGTTCCGCCTGCCCATGTACTGCCTTTGCGGATTTCGTAATAGTCGATGATCAGAGTGCTTAAGGACGATGTCCACTTAAGTAGGACGTTGTTATCAACCACCTGCACGGTCATGCTAACAGCTGTTGGCACCGAGATGGTGGTCGTAAAGGTCGCGGCATTGGCCGAATAGGTGCCAGTGGTATCAATAGCCTTGATCCAGTAAGTCTGGCTCGTGCCGTTGATAGTGCCGATCTTATAGGTGTTGGCCTTCACCCGCGTAATAATGGTGCCAGCATCCCAACTTGCACCCTGACGGATTTCGTATTGATCCAAATCCAGGTCGCCCACAGATGACCATGACAGGGTAACGCCAATGGTGCTATCCACACTGGCCGAGAAGCCTGTAACGTCAGATGGGGGTGCCGTCTTACCCAGCGCATTGATCGTGGAAACCGCATAGGTCTTTGCAATATTTCCGAATGGCCCGACAGCGGTAACCCGAACCTCATATTTCTGCGCGGTGGTGTTTAGGATGTCGTAATCGAGCGCCGAGGTCGTGTCGGTGTTGAAATTGCCATCAGACTGACGCCAATCAATCCGGTAGGCAGATGCGCCGGTCGCAGCGGGCCAATTTGCCGTGATCTTGGATCGAACGTCAGACTGATATTCGTACAGGCTTTCGCTCATGGTCACGCTTGCCACCGTATCGGGTGTGGGTGATAGCGAGGTATAGGTGCGGGCCTTCAGTGCGATGCCGTTTTCGATCAGATTGTATTTGTCCGCATAGTGCTCTAGCGCCGTAATCTCATGTTCGTGGTTATCATTTTCGACAACCGACAAGACACGGAACGTCTGAGCATCTAGTGCCGTGGTCGTGATGATCCATTGGGCCTGAGCGGTAGGTGTGATTGGTAGGGCGGTGGCAAGGGTGACTACCAAGCCAACAATTGATGAAACCGGTGACGAGTAGGCCTGACCGTCTGGGCCAACCACATACATAATTGCAGAGCCAGTTGGTGCGGTGTCCAAGCTGTCCACAGTGATCTGGGTGGTTGTTGCACTGCTGATCCGACCACCAATGCGCTGACCGGCGCGGTAACTGTCAGCAACCAGCACAATATCACCTGGGCGGCATGGTGCGCCCTCAGTACCCGTCTTGAACCCTATAACCTCAGTCTCATATCGTTCGCTGTACAGTATCCACCGGCCAACACGATGGGCCTGGCCCCGGCTTGTGCAGCCAAATGCAATGACCTCGGTTTCAATGATGCCATAGCGGGCGATGCCGGTGGTGTCCTCGACATACTCGACCTTCTGTCGATACATGTCCTCTGGGTCATTCCAAGTGACAAGCGCAATCGTATGCCGGGTCTTCGCGCTGCTGCCTTGGTACGAGAATATACCATCGATGACGTTGGCGGTCGTAAACAGATACACTGGGTCTTTCGGCGCATCCTGAACCGCAGTCAGCGACCCGGTAGACCAATAAACCATGCCCCTGAAGATGGACGCGAAATCATTAATGGCCCGGTAGGCCTCTTGGCGCGTGTTGATCCAAGCGTTGCAGGAGAACCGTGGCTCAGTACCACCGAACCCATCGTCCACGAGTTCGTCGCAGTATTTTCCGATGCCATACAGCGCCCATTTATCGACCTGGGCAGAATTTATATAATTCCCCAAGCCGTAACGGGTGGTGGTCATCAGGTCATAGAAGCACCAGGCTGGATTGCTCGTCCATGCAATCTGAAAAGTGCCATCCCAGGTGCCGGAATAAGTTAGATAGCCGCTGGGCTGAACCGTAGCGTTTGAAGGTATACGAACCTTCAGCAGCTTCATGTCATATCCCCGTTTGGGAATAGCGCGGAACTGACTGGCATCCACCTTCATGGCCACCAGTGCGCTGTTTGGGTAGCGCATCTTGGCATCGATGATTTCGGTGTATGAGGTAAAATAGGTTTTATTATTAAGGCTGGATGATGTGCTGTCGGCAGTAATCCGCCGCACCCGAACATCCCAAGGGCCGGGGGCTGGTAGATTAATCCTATACTGACGCTGATAACTGCTGGAAGATTTCCCGGTTATTGTGTCGTTAATTTTCTCGACGTATCCGCCGCCATTATTTTGAATATCGATTGCAAAATTTACAGACGATCCGCCAAGCGCACCAGTGCTGTCCATAAATGAAAGGGCTGGCAACTGAACAGTTACGCTGACAGACGTAACATTAGTGTTTGTGATCGACCTTACAACTGGGCCACCAGATATTTTTACTTCGACCCCAACTGGCGTTTCATTTCTGACCTGATCATAACCCGTGATTGTGGTTTGGGTCTGGGTGCCGTTTACACTGACATATTGAACATTGGTAAAATTGTTCGTGCCGTCTGGGTTTTGAATTGGAGTGTCGTCCAGATAAATGGATTTTAATCCATCGACCAACCCGCCGATCTCACCCTCGCAGACCAAGTCTAAGACCTGGGCGTAGGACGTTGATTTCAGCGTATCGGCGCTCTCTGACAGACCGCCACCCGATCCACCGCCCTTGCCGCCAGCACCCGAAACTATGGTTTTATTTTTTGCCATTAAAGAATACCGCCAATATTAAACCCGCCCATTGGGGCATCATAGGCGTAGGTAAATTGTGCGCGATCTTCAACCGTAATGGCCGCGCTGATCACTGCACTGCCAATTATAAGCCGACCATAACCAATAGGCACCGGGATACCCTGCGCCGTAGAATTAACTGCGCCATTGAAATAATTGTTTTGATCAATCGTGCCGCTGGTTGGTTTCTTGATTGTCGGAGCCAGCAACTGAGATATGCCGGATAGCGTGATAGCCACACCCAGCCAAGCGACGTTGGCATATGTCAGGCCTAGGAAACCAATGCTGGCACCCATCCCGCCCAGCGTGAAGCTAGCGCCCAGCGGCGTTGTCACGGCTAGAGATGCACCGGCAGTCGCAAAGGCCAAAGCGACCAAAGCGATACCAAGGATGATCGTGCCGATCTTGCCAGCGCCGACGACCACAGGGGTGATGGAAAACGATTTCGAGATCGGGTGGCTCAGTGCGTTATCACCGACACGCTCACGATCCAGGATGCACTTGTAGGCGATGCCATGCTCATGAGACTTGGACAGGTCACCATAAAATTCTGGATAGTTGGCACATAGGGCGCGGACAGCCTCTGCCGGGGTTGAAACTGCTAGTTTGTGTATGCGCCCGTACTTCTTGCCTAGCGCACCGTTAAGTCTGACCGTTCGCAAGACGCACCACCTTCACAGTATGCTTTTTGAAGTACCCACCATAAACGTCACGACTAGAAAGTCTATTCTCGACATGGTGCATAATAATATCATCACCGAGATATAATGCTACATGATTTGGGAACCGAGAATTACCAGTTTGCATCATGATCACATCGCCGGTTTCTAGTTCCTCGTCTTCCAAGACATCTACGAACCCAGCAATCTTATAATTATCACCCAGAAGGTTCTCGCCTCGCTCCCAAAAATCACTTTGGCGATACAGGTTGATCAGATCAACCCCGCGCTCACGCTTGTACCAATCGCGAACCAGCGACCAGCAATCCAGCGTACCAAACGAAAATGTGCGCCCGACCAGCGGTGCCTCGTACCCTGATGGCTCAAACTCTGCCCATTGCTCTGTCGGTATGCACACAATGTACCAGCGCAGACCCGTGGCCTCACAGGACACCTTGTCTGCCTCGCTAGGGTCGGGCGGCAGGTTCACATGGCTATGGAAGATCGCGGTGATTTCACCGGCATCCTCTGCGTCTGCGTAATCTGCTGGCGAGATCGAAAACTGATCCTGACCGTTTGGATTAATGTTTTCGCAGGGCCAGTATCGCTCACGGCCCTTGACGATGACCACCAGACCACAGGCCTCTTTCGGGTACTCAGCCTTGGCATGATCCAAGGCGGCTTGGCGTGTTTCAGGTGTCATACTTTTAGCAACCCGGCTGCTGGAAATCCGCCATATGGCAGTTCAGCGTATTGTCCAAATCTTGCTCGACATGATGTCAGACGCTTGCCGCAAACATCCTGAGCCAGCGTTCCAACGGATACATCGCTTGTGTCAAAATAGGATGTGCCGGTGTATCCACACTCAGAAGATCGATAGGTCCACGGGCAGTAATTCTGGATCACTTGACGGCGCGGCAGACTGATACCAGCTAGGTCGAGGGCCGCAGCCAACTCAAACTGCACCGTGTCACGGCTTTCTGCTGACTTTCGGTCGATGTAATAAATGTCGCGAGCAAACTCAGCGGTGGGATCGGCGGTGGGGTTAGCACTAAATGTTGTACCCGTAATAATTTGCGGATCAGTTAAACCGCCGATCTCAACCTGCGCGTGAGATGCATAGATAGACCCAATCGGGCCGGTATCCCGCGTAACAGGATAAATCCTAAATTGGGTAGTAGTATTTAGACCGCTAACACTGTCAGCGAGACTAAATGAAATCCTTACATATCCATTACCTTGAGCAGTTGCGATCACAGATGTTGGAACCGCACCGCCTCCGTCAGCACTAAACGCTTGCAAAACCCCAGTGCTAAAACGGTAGCGTACTCGACTTCCTTTTGTCGAAGCGCCAGTAAAAAACGCATATAGGTCTATCAAGTCATAGTCTATTTTTTTGACATATAT